CAAATAAAAAAGAAGACTCTAAAATTGACAGGAGTTCGTTATATCGGGCTGATAGGTTATTGCAAAGTGCGGCTGAAGAAGATAAAAAAATACAGAATATTCTTAGAATGGGTTTCCGTTCTAATCCTCTTAGAACTCAAACAAGAAGAGGAGTACAGTACACAGATGCGGTTTCATTGGAAAAAGATAAGCGGAAGTTTATCAACAGAATAGACAACTTAAAGAATCAAATTAAACCTGAGAAAAGTAGTTTAGATAGACTCAAAGAAGGTGAGACTCTTGACTTAGGAGCATTGCAAGCAGAACAAAATGAATTATATGAGTTTTTATTTGAAGGAGATAAACAACCCCTTGAAAAATTAAAAATAGGTTTAGGTGTTAGAACTGACCAAAGTATTAAGTTTTCAGTGAATATGAAAACTCTATTACAAACTTGGTCTAAATATGGTAACAATGCCAAGGCTAAAAATCTGATAAGAGATATGAGAGAAAACTTAGCCTCTAGTGCAAAGTTAGTCCAAAGATATTTACTAGAAGGTAAAGGTAAATTAAAGCCTGATGTATCAAAATTATTTATTCCTCCAAATGCAACTTTTGAAGATGGTTGGTCAGAAGTTAGAGAATACAATGGTAAGTCTAGCATTGATATACTAATGGAAATATACCAAGTTGCTAGAATCCCAGTCAGAAAGGTTGGGGAACTAGAAGCAGGAATGAAAGGGGTAGAGCAATATTATTCTTTAGACATTGACAAGTTTGTAGATGAGATAACTAAATTAATTCAAACTAAAAATGCAGACCCTGCTGAACATTATAGATTATTCTTCAATGCTGATAATATTCTCAGGATGATTTACAGGTTGATTCCTGATATAATTTATACTACTAATGAAGATATGAGCGAAAGTGAAATGAAAGCAGAACTAGAAAAACAATTTGATACTTTAGAATATCTAATTAGAATTAATACTCTTACAGGAGATTTTAGCAGATTGAAAGAAAGTAGGCTCAAAAGAGTTCGTGGTATATCTACTAAGTATAGACGTTCACCACTTAAGATGAATAGAGATTTTCCAAATCTAGAAACTGCTTGGGAACTTTATGAAGAAGACCCTGAGAAGTATGCACCTGAAGCAACTAAAAGAAGACAGAAAGCACCTAAGAAAGTAACACCACAAAGGATTGGTATTAGAAGTAAAACTCCTCTTAAATATCCTGATAGGTATATTGGCCGTAAAACACTTGAAGAATCTAAAACACTTGAAGACAAAATAAATGAGTTCAGTGGTAAAGTTAAGGAAGTAGCAGAAGATGCTAAATCAGGAAACTTACCGGATAATCCATCTCAGCAATTTAGATTATTTACATCAACTAAAGATAAGTTATTAGAAACAATAGAACAATATAAGGAAATAACAGAATCATACCAAGAAGGACTGAAAGGATTAGTTGATGGTAGTAATCCAAACAATATTGCAGAAGATGAAATAGAAGAACAGAAAGAATCACTAGAAGATTGGATAAATTACTATGAACAGGAATTACCTGAATTAGAAGATAGAATCAAAGTAATTGATAGGGTTTTAGAAAATCTGCCTAAACAAAAACAATCATTAGATGAACCCTCATCTGATGAAGCAACGGGGGAGTCTCAATGAAGTGGTTTGATATTGTTAAAGCAGAGGGCTTCTACTTCTCTCCTGTGTTTATCGAGAAGATAGACGCTAAGAAGAAAAAGAAACTAAAGAAACTCTTACAGAAGTCTCAACCTACTAACACAATGGGTCAAGAGATGACTCAACTATCAGACTTAATCGGTGAACTGAAAGACATTGATATAGTAAAATCAGATAAGAAACTAAGTAAGCAAGTAGAAGGTTTTGATGAGAAAAATCTAGAAATACTTGCATCAGCATCTGAACTAAGAAAGGATTATGAAACATTATACAATCAACTAAGGAAAATGGTTTATCCTGAGAATAAGAAAAAAGGTGGTAAATGAAACCTTATTGAACTAGACCACTACACGAAGGAGCAGGAGTTACATGATAGACTGGAAAATAGTTCTAAGACAAAGAATCCGAGAAGACATGTTAATTGCTATTAGAGATATACAACAAGGTGCATAAAATGACTGAAGAAAATAATGAAATGCTTCTGTTGATGAAAGAATTAGTTGACAAGGTTAAGGCTTTAGAACAAGCAGTATATCACAAAGACAATCTACTAATGAAATCGGGATACGTTGTTTACGAATCTCCTTCTCCTACTATGGATAGTAGGAATGTTGTAGGTGGAAGTACAATCAAAAAGAGTATGGACTGGGAAGACATACACAAACTAGTAAAAGATATGGAGTGATTAAAATGCCGGAGAGAGTAACATGGGAAGAAAAAATAGTCGAATTGGCTATACTAAAAGCGAAAGAAGTATTGCAAGAAGCAGAACATCTAGGTACACTGAAACTAGATGAACCACTAACAGGTGAAGAAGTCAAAGTAAAAAGACCTAAGAAAAACCCATCAGAAGAACCTCTACCTAAAACAAGTAATGTTGAAGGTAAAGAGGATAAACTCAATGAGGTTACTAAGGCTAGTGTGATTGAAGCATTAGAATCTTTAATCAAACAATATAATGAAAAGTATTCTCCTTTAGGCGGAGATGCTTCTCCGTTTGAACAAAGTGAATCTAACATAATGCAAGAAAAAATGTATCAAGATGCAGTTAAGCGTTTAGAGATGGCTACTGCTGAAATCAAACAAGGAAAAAAAGGTTCTGCGGAGAAAGCACATAATGCTATTAGAGTTCTTATGGAAATGGATATGGGGTCATCGGCTAGTCCTAGAAGTTCAATAAACCCTCCACGACCAACTGCTTGAGGGGGACACATGCCACAAACAGGGTTATCTTTTGAAAAAGAAACCAATACAATGACTAAGAAAGTATTGGACTTCTTTGAGCGTGTTAGGTATTCTTATCTTTCTGCAAAAGAAAACCCTGATGAATATGGTGATGCTTGGAAAAAAACAGTAAAAAATGTTAGAGAACAGTTTGATACAATAGATGATTTTACTAGAGAACTCAAAACATATCTAAAAGAAGACACAGCGTTTTCTGATGAAACATATAACCCTAGTTCAAGACAGGCTAAAGAATTGTATGAAGCAATAAAGGAAATGAGATTCAAATCAGATGAAGTAAGTGACCCATTTTCTAAACAATTAGGTGATAAGGTAATTGCTACTTTACTCAAAGATGAGTCTACGTTTGCCGCATTCATACATTATGCTTTACGTTCTCACGCTAATCCTCTTCCCGATAAAGCATGGTCAGCAGTTGATTTGAAACCTGATGAGATTACAAGAGACTACATGGGACTTGATTTAGAACCTAAAGATATTCCACTTTACATTATAGAACACTATGGTAAAGAAGATGAAGATACTCGTAGAATAGAAAACAAGTTCAAAGGAGCATACAAATTATTACAAAAAGTCTACGGTTCTGAATATAGTGAAGACAAGTGGGATAGTTTAGTAGATTTAGATATTGCAAAAAGTGATGAAGAAAAGCAATCTATTGACTTCATAATTCCAAATAAACCAATGTATAGAATATTTGAGATTGATGATTTAAAAGAAGTTAAGGGGTTAACAGGAGAATACATCGTCCAAGAAAAATATGATGGTATGAGAATACAACTTCATAAGTTCAATAATAAGGTAACGATTTATTCTTACAACGAGAAAGACATAACTAGTAAATGTCCTGAGCAAGTTAAGGCTCTTGAAAAGAAATCATTCAATGACTGTATATTAGATGGTGAACTAATGTTATTTATGGAAGATGAGCCACTACACCGAGCAGACACAATTGCACACGTTTTCAAAAATAAAAAGGGAGGAGAACTACGAGCGCATGTTTTTGATATAATGGTTCATGAAGGAAAGAACATTGCTGATGAAACATTAAGAGAAAGACATAATATTCTACTCTATCAATACTCTCAACATTCATCACAAGACTTAGCCTTCCCATCCAAGAAAGACACAAGGATAGCAGATTCAATTAAGGAAGTAGAAGAATATGCAAAAGAGATTATGCAACTTCCTGCTTCTGAGGGAGTTGTAATTAAAGACATAGAATCAACATATTACATTGGAGTTAAGAAAAATCCTAAGTGGATTAAGTGGAAGAAGTTTGTTGATTTGGATGTAGTAGTGCTAGATTCTAAGAAAACTAAGAGTAATTTACACTCTTACACTATGGGTATTGGCCCAGTAAATGCTGAAACTGCAAGGAATTACAAAACAATTGAGTTTGAAGATAAAGATTATCTTGAAGTAGGTAAGGCTTTGAATACAAAGGAATCTGTTAAGATTGGTAGTATTGTTAGAGTTAAAGTTGACGAAGTAAAAAAGGGTAAAGACGGATTCAAATTATTTTCTGCTAAGGTAATAGAAATACCGGAAGTTACCCGTTCTGATTCCGTTGAGACGTTAGAGCAACTTGCAAGCAAAACAAAAAAATCATTGAGTGCAATGTCATATTCTTTTGGAGATAAAGTAGGTAGTATGTTTGAAGTCACTAGTGGATTACAAAACCCAAGAGCAGGTAAGAAGAAAGTCAAGAAGGGATATTACATTACAGACCACACACATGGAACTGCTGAGATAATACTCAAAGAAGACCTAAATGGATTTACTATCTATGGTTTCGAAGGAGACAATCTAATGCAGAAAAATGCTTTACATAACATAGATTTGTGGAAAGAACAAGTTGCTAACATAATGAAAAGCAAACGTTCTATGTTTAGGTTAGCAATCAGAAATGAAATATTAGAAAGTGGTAGAGACAACATGCCTTTTAAGAAAATACTAGATTTTATCGTGGATAAACATCAAGGGGCATTTGCAGATTTGTTTGATTCAGATGACGGTAAACTAATGGCTTGGATGAAACAACAAGAAGATTTAGTCTATTTACATCCGAATAAGTTTACTGCTAGAGAAGATATTTTAGAAAAAGATATTGAAGAACTAGTGAAAAAAGACAACATGGGAAAATATACAATCGTTTTGAGAGAAGACGATAATGTAGATTTAATCATAGATTACCAAGATGAACGTATGGCTTGGACAATAGACATAGAAGGTAATACAGATATCTATGACTTATTCGGTAAATCAGGTAAGTATCCTGCTATTGTTTCTAAGAAAATAGGAGAGTCTAAGAAAGTGTTAGACAAAGGAGAGATTGAATTAGGAATACAAAAGGATGGTTATCATGAATATCGCCTTGATGGAGATAAGTTTGAAACTCGAATGCATTTCAGAGTAGTGCCGTTAGATGAGAAAAAGAGTTGGATTGCTTGGACAGGTAAAAAGCAAGAGATGTTAGAAGATAAAGAGAACCCTAACAAATGGAATATTGTTGAAGATACATATGCTGTATTAGACTTCCCAACGCCTAAAAAGAACTAATCTTACCTTTATTTAATATAGTAAGAGTAGAAACTTGACTGCAATGTTGATGATGGAATCTCCTTTACTAAAGGCAGAATCTTCTCATGAGTTCAGCATTCTTAAGTCAGATAGTTTAATCATTGGAGGTTATGCTTCAATAGAAATAGTTGACAAACAAAATGATTTAATCACACTAGAAGCATTAAATGATGCTGTTAAGAAATACATGTCTGACGAGAAATACAGAAATGTAATGTCTAATCATTCTAATGTACAAGTTGGAGAAGTTGTTGAGCAATACCGTGATAGTCACGGTGTACTTCACAAGACTTCAGTTGATGATGTTGGGTTCTATGTAGTTATCAAACTAAGAGATGACATAGAAAAGGCAAAAGAAATATCAAGAGGTATTAGAAAAGGAACACTTCGTTCCTTTAGTATAGGTGGACAAGCCATCTCAAAGAAGCAAAAGACTTCTGATGAGTATGGGGAATACAACGAGATAGACAGGTTGGAACTGCATGAAGTTACAATCTGCGAGAAAGGGATTAATCCCGAAGCAAAGTTCGACATTTTAAAAATGGAGGATAAAACAATGAGTGAAAAATTGGAAAAAGCACTGGAAGAGTTGAATGACTTGATGAAGCAAGTTAACAACGTTCACAGTGAAGTTGATGATGCCGTAACGAAGAACGCAGAGTATATGGATACTAATGCAGACATGGATGAGAAAATGTATGGACATGAAAAAGCCGACATAGACGAAGACATGGAAGAAAAAGCAGAAGATGACATGGAAGAGAAGGCTCTTGATGAAGATGAAACAAGAGAGTTCGAAGCAGGAGAAGAAGTAGTAAGTGGCGGAAAGCCTACTGCTGCACCTGCTGCACTTAACGTAGCAAAAGGATTAGAGGGAACTGATTTCTCTACTCTTGATTTAAGTGCTGAAAATGTTGAGAAGGCTTATGCTAAGTTTAAAGCAGAGAGAATGGAAGCAATGGCTTACGACTCTCTAAGCAAAGAGTTCGAAACAAGGTTTACTAACGAACTATCTGTAAAAAAGGCTAACGCAGAAAGAGCAGAATATGATGCTCGTTCTGATGTAGCGGCTCTGAAAACAGAGTTTGCTGAACTACGCAAATCTCTAACAGAGAGAAACTCTGAGATTAGGAAAGCACAAGAAGTGGCTATGTCACTACCTACTGGTTTCCCAACAAGTATCGAAGCGGCGGCTGAGATGTCTTGGGATGACTTACACGCATTAACAAGAGGTGATTAAATATGTCAGGATATATTAAAACAATGAAAGATTTAGAAGCGGCAACATACGGATATGGCGGAAACTCAGGTAACGCTCTACTCAAAGCGGGTGGAGTTGTTGGTGGTTTCGGTACTCCACACGATGCTTCTTCAAATCCCTTTACTGCGGCGGCAGGTCTAGGCGACTTATACAACGTTCTTTATGGACAGAAAGTTTGGTCTATGCTGAACCAAGAAGTAAACCCTCTTTCTATGATTGCAAAGAGGCCATACACATCAAGCGGTTGGAGAGTTCTAAAGAGCCGACCTATTGGTGGTAGTGGTTCTAATTTCGCAACAGGTTCTAACGCTGTAACTGCAAACATTTCGTCTGCAAACGCGGCAACACCAAGAGCAGATACTATTGGTGGAGTTGGAGAGAATGCTGTAATTGGTACAGACTTCCATGCATTAGCACCTGAGTACACAAAACTATACGTCAGTCCTAAGACTATTGCACATCTGTTTGAGTTCTCAGAACTTGGAATGGAACTTGCGGCAATTGATGATGGTGTTGGTGATATTCGTGCTATCGTTAGAGAAGACATGGGTAAACTACACGCTGAAGTACAGAGCAAAATGTTAGTTATGCCTCTTGAGAAGTATAACGAAAACGGTACAACAGGTATTGAGAAGAACTATACTTCACTAATGAAGATAGTTTCATCTGCGGCTGAATTGGCTATAATGCAAGAAGATAACATCTTCCATAACAGCAAGAACAACGATGGTACATTTGCACAGATTGCTGATGCGGCAACTATCTATGGTTCAGAGCGAGTTGTAACTGTTGCAGGAAACAGTGGGGCATTTACCTACACAGGTGTACCTTCTTTCCTAGATGCTGAAGTTGATTTCGGAGCAGGATACCTACCTGCTGATTGTAGAGTTCTAACATTGAGCCTACTTAACGATATGATTAGGAAAATACGCCAAAACGGTGGAAACCCTAAAGTTATCCTTACTGGATATGATACCATACAGAAACTTTCTGACTTGTTACAAGCACAAGAAAGATTCATGGACAGGAAAGAGATTGTTCCTACCCATAATGGTGTTCGTGGTGTTAAAGGTCAAGAAGTTGGTTTCAGAGTTGCAACATACTATGACATACCAATTATACCTGCTAAAGATATGCCATCAACAGGTGCAGGAACAACTAACCGTATCAGTGACATACTGATTCTAGATACAGACCACCTATGGCTATCTGTAATGAAACCTACACAATACTTCGAAGATGGTATTACTAGTGGAAACCCATTCGGTGTTGG